CCCAAAAAATTCTCCGGAGGAAAAATTATATTTTCGTTTCTGTATTAGGGAGTATCCCCTTTCAATCCTTTTATGTATATTTGGTAGTTGTTGTAAACCCGTCAAACCGTTGACGCAAGTGGACTTTCTTTTACTTTGGATACTCCCTAATACGGGTACGAAAGTATATCTAAAATACATGTAAATAATTCTAAAGAGGTGAATAACGTTGGCAGAAGAAAACAAAACAAAGAAGAAACGCCGACCAACATTGACCGCTGAAGACCGAGAAAATGAAATGATAGGTCTTGCCGTAGACTTGGCTGAGAAACAGCTAAGAGATGGTACCGCAAAATCACAGGTAATAGTCCACTATCTTAAGATGGCTAGTACAAAAGAGCATTACGAGAAACTACTTCTGGAAAAAGAGGTTGAGTTGAAGTCAGCAAAAACTGAAGCATTGAAATCTCAGAAGAAAATCGAAGAGTTGTATCGTGATGCAATGTCGTCCATCCGTAAGTATCGTGGAGAAAGTGAGGAAATCATAGATGATTAAAACTTATGATGAGCTTGTATCTTATGACGACTTCCTTGACAGATTTGAGTACCTAAGCCTTGGTGGTAAAGTTGGTGAGCAAACGTTCGGCCACAACAGATGGCTGAATCAACATTTTTACAGGTCTAAAGAATGGCGAGACTTTCGTAGATCCATTATATTGCGTGATAAAGGATTTGACCTAGGTGTAGATGACTTTGGAATACCGGGGAAAATAATCATTCATCACCTAAATCCGATAAAAGAGGAGGACATACTCAATCATTCTTCTCTTTTGCTGGATCCTCAAAATGTGATTTGTGTATCACATAAAACGCATGAGGCAATACATTACGGAGATAGGACTTTACTAGATGTAGAACCTATAATCCGTAGACCAAATGACACTATTCCTTGGAGGTGAGAAAATGACAGATAGCATACTCGATTCGGTAAAAGATATTATCGGGATACCCCACGAGATTACAGACTTTGATGCGAAACTTATATTGTATACAAATTCAATGTTGAATGTGGTTCATCAGGAAGGTCTTGGAATTGAGGGATTTAAGATAACCGGTAATACAGAAACTTGGGACGATTTTCTTGGCTCAGAGGAAATAGATGTGGAATGGGTGAAAGGGTACGTTCCGTTGAGAGTGTGGCTTATATTTGATGTTAATTCACTCACATCAGGAACCGTATCAGCTATAAAAGAGCAGATTAAAGAATTTGAAACCCGATACTACTATGAAAAGATGAATTATGAATATGATAAGGAGGTAGAATTAAATGGTTGATTATATCTCACACCACGGTATCGAAGGACAGAAATGGGGTGTCCGTAATGGCCCTCCTTATCCTTTGGACCCGGCTAAAGATATTGGGCATAAGCCAAATAAAAAAGAGCTTGCCAGATATACTAGGTCACTGTCTGACGAACAGCTAAATGCAGCGAACAAAAGGCTACAAGCTGAGCAGAACTACATCAAGAATACATATAGCCAGACTAAAGGTGAAAAGGTTGCCAATTTTCTCTTGAAGCAGTTTGGTAACATGACGACCAGTGTTATTGATAGTGCGTCTAAGAAGATGGGCGAAAAGATAGCTCAGAAGATAGTAGATTCTGCGTGGAGCAACATAGACAAGAAAGGTAGTTAATGGCACTTTCGAATACGGCAGTCCCGATCTACTATGGTGAATTCCGGGACAAAGTGATTGCCGGGGAAATTCCAGTCAATGAGGAAATCTCATTAGAGATGAATCGCATAGATAGACTGATTGAAAATCCCGGAATTTATTATGATGATCAAGCAATTAATGGTTGGATAGCTTATTGTGAAGAAGAGCTTACTCTAACTGATGGAGCAGATTTAGAGTTACTTGATACATTTAAACTTTGGGGCGAGCAGCTGTTTTCATGGTTTTACTATGTGGAACGAAGTGTCTATGTCCCAAACAAAAATGGACGAGGTGGAAGATACGTTACCAAACGTATTAAAAAGCGCCTCATCCGTAAGCAGTATCTAATTGTAGCCAGAGGTGCTGCTAAATCAATGTATCTGTCCTGTATCCAGAGCTATGGCTTAAACATAGACGGAGATACAACACATCAGATAACTACGGCTCCAACTATGCGACAAGCCGAAGAAGTTCTCTCTCCGATACGCACTTCGATTGTTAGAGCTAGAGGTCCAGTATTCAAACTTTTAACATATGGCTCCCTTCAAAATACCACAGGTTCAAAAGCAAATCGTCAAATGTTGGCGGCAACTAAAAAGGGAATTGAGAATTTCATAACTGGTTCACTGTTGGAAATACGCCCTATGTCTATTGACAAGCTTCAGGGATTAAGGTGCAAGTATGCGACAGTCGATGAATGGCTATCCGGAGATTTAAGGGAAGATCCAATCGGTGCCATAGAGCAGGGTGCAGCTAAAGGCGGAATGGAGTATATGATAGTTGCAGCTAGCTCAGAAGGAACCGTTCGTAATGGTGTTGGCGACGACATCAAAATGGAATTGATGGACATTCTTAGAGGCAAGTACAACGATCCACATACTTCCATTTGGTATTATAGGCTCGATGATATTAAAGAAATTAATGATCCAGAGAAATGGATAAAAGCTCAACCGAATATTGGAATTACAGTTAGTTATGAAACATATCAGCTTGATGTAGAGAGGGCTGAAAAAGTTCCGGCAGCTAGAAATGATATTATTGCCAAGCGATTCGGCATACCAATGGAAGGGTTCACATATTTCTTCACATATGACGAAACTATTCCACATCGAAAGAAAGATTTCTGGGGATTACCATGTGCGATGGGTTTAGACCTATCTCAAGGTGATGATTTCTGTGCATTTACATTCCTGTTTCCGCTAGGTAATGAGTTTTATGGTGTAAAAGCGCGTAGTTATATTTCATCAACTACTTTACAGAAATTAGCTCCAGCAATGCGCAAGAAATACCAAGAATTTATGGACGAAGGGAGTCTAATAGTTCTTGATGGGACAGTATTAAACATGGAGCAGGTATACGAGGATCTTGAGGAACATTATATTAAGAACGAGTATGATATAAGGTGTATTGGCTATGACCCTTATGGTGCTAAAGAGTTCGTTAATAGATGGGAAACTGAGAATGGTCCTTGGGGTATTGTCAAAGTTATACAGGGTGCTAAAACAGAATCGGTTCCTCTAGGTGAGTTGAAGAAACTTGCAGAACAGAGACAGCTACTGTTCGATGAAAACATTATGCAGTTTACAATGGGTAACAGTATAACGATTGAGGATACTAATGGTAACCGTAAACTCCTTAAGAAACGAGCAGACGCCAAGATTGATAATGTATCGGCTCTTATGGATGCTTGGGTTTCTTATAAGCTTAATAAGGAGGCGTTTGAATGAACAATGATTATTGGGACTACATCGGCGGTAGAGATCACCTTGCTCAGTTTGATGAAACTGGCAATTACATAGCTCATTATGGTGTTAAAGGCATGACATGGGATAAGCATAGATATACCAAAGTCAATCCAGATGGAACCTATGAGTATGGAACGTTGAATACAGGTAATGGTTCTCTTAAAACTCAACATTTCAGTGATGGGTCTATGCAAACGGGTACGGTAACTAGGTATACCAGCAACAAAAAAGTTGGTGTTAATCCGAATGCCAATCGTTTTGGTTTGTCAATAAAGAAAGACAAAGCTAAAGTAACTGATCATGTTGAAACTCAAAGATGGACAAAAACTGGCAAAAATACTTATGCTGGTTATCCTAATAAAAGTAATAATTCTAATAAAACCACTATAAAAGATGACCGCTATTTGCAAGTTAACTATAATAAGGCAAAAGTCGACGATACCAAGAAAAAGGTTTCTTCTACTTTTAGCAATTTAGCGTCTCAAGCTAAAAGTTTGATTAACAGTCTTAAATCATCTTCTCCGAAAAGTACTCAACCGAGCACTATCAAGGATAAAGTAATTCCGGATACGAAGACTTATGATACACAGATCAAGGACAATGTAATAAAGGATGAGATAATTCCTGACACAAAGATCTATGACTCGAAGATATATGACAAAAAGATTAAAGATAAGAAAACTTATTATAGGAGATAGATAAAATGGCAGACAATGTAATACCAATCGGGGAAAGGATTAGAGGTGCATGGAATGCATTCTTTAATAAAGACCCCACAAAGTATAGGCAATATTTAGGTCCTTCAACTTACAATAATCCAAATCGAGTAGTACTTAAACCGGGTACTGGAAAGTCCATCGTTGGAACAGTTTATAACCGATTAGCAACTGATGTGGCAGCTGTTGGAATTCAACATTGCCGCTTAGATGAAAATGGACAGTTTATCGAAAGGATTGACTCTGACTTAAACGAGTGTTTGACAGTTAGTGCCAATGAAGACCAGACAGGTAGAGAGTTTATTCAAGATTTGGTAATGACAATGTTTGATGAAGGAGTGGCCGCTGCAGTTCCCATAAAGACAAAGGGCGACCCGGACCAAGGAACTTTTGACATTCGAAATATTCGAGTAGGTAGAATAGTCGAATGGTATCCGAAACATGTGCGACTAAATGTCTATAATGAATGGACAGGAAAGCGTACAGAAATTGTAATGGCTAAACAAAATGTAGCGATTATTCAAAATCCATTTTACACAATAATGAACAGTCCAAATTCGACATTACAGCGTCTGATACGAAAGTTAGCTCTGTTGGATGCGGTAGATGAGTCGCAAGGTTCCGGTAAATTAGATTTGATAATTCAGTTGCCGTATATCGTTAAGACAACAGGTAGGCGAAAGCAGGTTGAACAGCGTAAGCAGGACATAGAAAACCAGCTTAAAAATTCCGATTACGGAATCGCCTACACTGACGGCACTGAAAGAATTACACAACTTAATAGATCGGTAGACAACAACTTATTCAAGCAGGTTGAGTACTTAACTAATATGCTTTATAGCCAGTTAGGACTTATGCCTGCTATTTTTGATGGTTCAGCTACCGAAGATCAAAAGAACGATTACAACAATCGGATAGTTGCGACGATTCTCACAACTATAACAGAAGAGATGAAACGCAAATTTCTTACTAAAACCGCGCGGTCTCAATCGCAATCTATAGAGTACTTCCTCGACCCATTCAAACTGGTAACAACTTCACAGATGGCGGAACTAGCAGACAAACTTACTCGAAATGAGATTATGTCTCCAAACGAGATAAGACAGGTTTTCTGCATGCGGCCGTCCGCAGATCCACAGGCAGATCAGTTGCGTAATCGTAACATTAGTGCTGCCAATGGACTGACATTTGCAACTACGACTGACACGGGTCCGCAGGAGGCTGGTTATCAAGAACCGGCGGTTTAAAAATTTTTAGAAAGGAGAAAATTCAAAATGGCAATCAAATATGATTTTGGTGGCTATGCTACTCGAAACGACATCGAGTGTGCTGATGGGTTGACCATTCGTCATGGTGCTTTTAAAGAGTGTGACGGTAAAAGAGTTCCCCTAGTTTATCAGCACAATCATGACGATGTTTCACAGGTTTTAGGCCATGGAATATTAGAGAATCGTGATGATGGTGTTTATGTATATGGACTTCTGAATGATACAGAAGCCGGACGTAATGCTAGAGAAGCGATGATGCATGGCGATTTACAGGGGTTGTCGATATGGGCTAATCATCTTACCAAGAGCGGAAAAGATGTGCTTTCGGTATCGGGGCTTTCAAAGGCTTTCGGGACGAACAGACTGTTTGACGGAGTAAGCTTTGAGATAAAAAAAGGAGAAAAGGTTGCACTGATAGGGGGCAACGGAAGCGGAAAGACAAC